CAAATCTTTCAAGCCCTGCAGGTATTCTTTGTCAGCCAGTGCCACGTTGCCTTCTGACAGCGTGTTGATCAGATTTTTAAACGGTGTCACATCGATCTGACCGCCAGCTGCGTTCACGTCACGCACTAGCTTCATCACCTTGCGGGTGAGGTCGTCTACCTGCCGGTTGTTTTCTGTGATTGCATCGTTACGCTGCTGCTGTAGCTCTTGCGTAGGCGTAAGCCCAACACCTGCATAGGCAGCGTTCACGTCCTCAACGCTGCGCCGCAGCTGCTCCTGCAAATCAAGCGCCTGCTGTCCTAGGTCATACCGCCGCTGCTCGAGCCGCTCTTGCTCGCTGGCGGCACGCTTGGCTGCTGCTGCACGTTTGGCCGCTTCGGCTGCTGCGCGCTTGTCGGCTTCTGTGGTGTCCAGCGCCATGCTTCGGCCGCCGCTGCGCATCCCTGTGCCAGGGGAAGCGGCATCAGTCCAAAGCCGTTGAAACTGATCAACGCTCGCTTGAAAGCGCTGCGTAAAGCTTTCGCCAAAGCGATCGGCTTCTGCCCTAGCTCCAGCAAAGTCGCCAGAAAACACCAGCTGCGCGCGTTTGGCGAAACTGCCAATCAGCCGCACCGCCTCATCGACCAGTTTGACCATCGCCAGCAGCACAGTTGCCAAACTGCGGACGCCGACCTTGATCACGTCAAAAAGCGCCGTCCAATCCTGCTCCGTGTCAAACAGCTCGCCAAACACCTCAAGGATTGACTGCAACGCCGGCAACAGCGCATCAGTCAGCTCAAGACCAAAGCCCTGTGTCTTGATGCCAAGCTCGGTGATCGTGTCGTTGAACAGATCAGAGCGCGCCGCAAAGTCATCGCTCACCTTGTAGGTGAACTGCTCCATGCTGGCTGCGCCTTCGTTCAGCAGCGGGATGAGATCCGCGCCAGCCTTGCCGAACAACGCCACCGCCGCGGCCGCCTTCTGCGCACCGTCCGGCATGTCGGCAAAGCGATCGGCAATTTGCTTCAGCGCCTTGTCGGATGAGACCACCTGCCCATCGGCACCCTTCACCTCAACGCCAAGCGCAGCAAACTTGCGCGCCAGATCTTCGTTACCCTCAGCTGCCTTGACCAAGTTGAGGTTCAGCTTGGTCAGACCTTTGCCGAGGGTGGCCATGTCCACATCGGCCAGCTTGGCAGCATTGCCAATCCCGATCAGAGCACTTGCCGCAACGCCGGTTTTTGCCTGCAGGTTGAACAGCTCATCGCCAGCGTCGATCGACTTCTTCACCACAGAGGTCAGGCCGGCCACAATCGCACTGCCGGCAATCGCTGCACCAAAGCCCGCTACGGCGCCCTTCAGGTTGTTGAACCCCATTGCAGCGTTCTTGGCCTGCCCCTGCAGGCCCTGCATGGAGTTGCCAAGGCGGCGAATGTTGTTCTCGCCCTGAACGTCAGCCTTAATCCGCAGCAGTGCGTCGAGATTCATCTCAGCTGCTCCGCTCTTGGAAGAACACCAGCACCGCTGCCTCCATGACTTGCAGATCCTCCAGCAGCGATCGGGGGTCTTCTACTTCGTACAGTCTAAGGAGCCATGCCACGGCCTGATAATCGAGACCCAGCAGGCCGTTCATCGTCGTGCGCCATTGCGTCTGGCAACGCAGGAACATGTCGAGCACAGGCCAGTTCTCTTCCCACACCTCGAAATGCTCGGCCGGCTGCTCTGGTAGCGCTAGCCCGAAGGCCGCCGCATCGGACTGCGTGTCGTCAACAACGCCACCGCCGGCCCAATACTCAGCGGCCTCGATCAGTTTTTTCTCTTGGCTCCCTTGATGCTGTCCATGTAAGCCTTCAGCACCGCCACCGCGAGGAAGGGCACCTCGAGCAGCTGCTCCAATGCCTTCTGGCTGTAGGGCACTTCCTTGCCATCGTCGCCGGTCACGCCGGACCATCCGACCAGAACTTCACCAGCGATCTCGGTGATCCGCTCAAGATCACCCAGATCCTCAAGGCGCTGCAGCTCAGCCACCATCGGGCCAACCTTGCTCTGCGGCAGGCGCTTGAACTCACCGTCGAATGTTTGCCGTTCGTGGCGGCCGCCATCGACAGGAACATCGAAGGCGACCGGCCAAGTGTAGGTGTCGGACTGTTTGAGAACAAACGCCATGCAGGGCTCCTATCAGGTGAAGGCGAGGCTCAGTTCATCATTGCCCGCGCTGGACGGAATCGCCAGATAGGGCAGGTTCAGCATCTGGATCCCGTCCTGGTCAGAGTAGGTCGGGCTGCCGATGTCGGACTGAGCGGTGGTGAACGTCACGATGTTGCCAGCGGTAGCTCCGTGCTGGAAGCTGATGCTGCCAGTGCTCGAACCGTTGGCGATCGTGAAGAAGTCCTTTGCCGCGATGGTCGGCGCCTCAATGACAGCCGTGCCGTTGGGGCCGCGGTTGGTGATCAGCACCTCTTTGGTGCAGCCCACCAGCTCGCGGTAGATCACCTCATTGGCCACGTCAAAGCTCAGGCTCTGAAGGCAGCCGCTGTAGCTGAAGATCGAGAAGTTGCTGGTGTTGCCGTTCTTGAAGATCAGCGGTGCAGCTTGGTTGGCGTAGGTGGGGGTAGGCAGCGCCGTGTCGGTCGGGGCGTTGTAGATGCCCGTCATGGTGAAGCTGATCACCGGGATCTGACCCACCTCAGCGTTGATGCTGAAGCTGCCGCGGCAGCCGGTCAGCTTGTGGCGGATGCCGTCGTTGTGGAAGTAGATCGTGCAGCTGCTGAAGCTGGCGCTCACGGGCGCATAGGTCACGCTAGTGGTGGCCACAACGGTCTCAGACAGGCCGCAGGCTTTCAGCACAGGCCCATAGGCCGGGGCAGTGCCAGCGGTGCCGGAGCCGGCCAGCTCCACCTCAAAGCTCAGCTCAACGCGGGTTTGCGCCAGCAGTTGATCGCTGTTGCCCAGATAAGGCCGGATTAGGTCGCGGCTGACAACATCAGCCTGCAACGGGGTGACTTCCAAGTTGCGCACCAAGATCGCATCAGACGATCCGGTTGGCGTCGGGTCGGTCCCGTAGGTGCTTTCAGTTTTCGCCAGGATCAGGCGTTTGCGACTCAGGAGCGGCATTGCTCTCTACCTCGTCAGGTTGGGAGGGTTGGGCCGGCTCTGTCCGCTCGATGAGCTTTCGCTTGCCGGTTTTGGGGTTCAGCAGGTAAGTGCCGCCTTGCCCCCAGTGTTCATCCACCATCGTAGCCATCACGCTGTTGCGAGGTTAGCGTTAGCGGTTCGATAGCGGATTAGGTAGTCGCAGCTGATCACACCAGCTGGCTGGTCCGCTTCAACCAGTTCAAAATTCACACTCTGCGGCCTGATGTCCATCGCAACGCCGCCCAGCGTCAGGTCAGCCATCAGCTTGCTGTGCAGGCTTTCAACGATCGGATCGGCTAACTGATCGGGAATGGTGCCGCGCACGATCACGCTCACCCGTACCGTCAGGCTCCAGTCCAGCATCGGCAGGCTGGTGTTCTGCTCGGCCGTGTCGTTCACCGGCTCGATCACAATCGCCGGGCTCTCAGCGCGCGCCATCGGCTCCACCCGCGAGCGATAGATCCGGGTGCTGACGCCCGTGGTGTTGGTCAGTGCCGTGCGCACTGCAGCCAGGATCGTCTCGCGGCGTGTTGTCATGCTGATGCCACCTGAACCACTGTGCAGATAATGCCGGGGATTGCTGGGTGCGTGGCCCCAGATGGCTCAGCGTGAATGTAGGCAGCCAAGTTGGTCGTGGCCCACATCAGCTCGAGATAGTCAGATCCGGCCAGTGGCAGCACATAGTTCACTGTGCCAATCACATTCCCGTCGATGCTGCCATGTCGCGCGATCACGCTGAAGCGGCTGTCGGTATCGGGAACGTCACCGCTGGTTCCGCTGTCGTTCTTCCGCAGCCAGACGTTCACGTCGTGGATCGAGCTATCGCTGTTGCTGAACTGGATTGAAAAGGTAAGGCTATAAACGCCCGGATGCGCCACTGTGATCCGGCCAGACGATGCGATGAAAACGCCACGGCTGTTGGAGTCACCAACGCGCAGCAGGATGGCCTGCGGCGTGTTGATCGCTGTTGCGGTTTGTGAGGTCAAATCCCAAAATGACCCCCAGTAACCAGGGCAGCCGTGATAGGGGAGGTCATTCCAGCTCTGCTTGCCATTGCCGATCTTCAAGTTGCCGGTGTCCTTCTCCTGTCCAAGCTCGCCAAGAAGCAGGCGCGGGTTTTGCGCCGCCCAATCTGCTCTGGTGGTCACCTTGATGGGGCTGCTCATGTCCTTTGCAATCCAATTTCGACAAAGGCGCCGTCATCAATCAGGCGCGTCTCGCGGCGTGTTGTCATGGTTGCAGGCTAGCAGCGTGAGTGGCGATGGTCGCTGGCAATTCTGTGAGATCAGATGAAGATCAGCACTCGACGGCGGGCTGATTTATTCACGTTGGCAGCTTGTCCTGTCACCAAAAAGCCAGCGGATGCGCTCGTTAGCAGACGTTGAGTCTTGCAAGTGGCTTGATAGCCAGTCAAAACAAACCCAGTCGGATCACTGATTAGCTTGCGCCCGTAGCCAAAGCCAGCGGCTTGTCCGGTAACGATCAATGCCCCAGCAGCCGCGTCAAACGGCAACCGTTGGCGGATTAGTTCAGCAGGATTTCCGGTCACTACCAAGCTGCCTGCAGCACTAGGCAGCAGCACCGCGCGGCGCAAGTTGACTGGTTGACCTGTCGCCACGTAGCCGCCTGCGGCAGCGTTCAACGTGAGAGCCGTAGGGATGCTTTCGCTTAGCGTTGCCGCTTGCCCAGTGACCGCAACAGCGCCAGCAGCGCTTGGCAAATACTTTTGCCCTTGAAGCGCGGCCGATTGGCCGATGGCAGTGAACGCACCAACACCGCCGCCTAGTAGTCGAGTAGCAGCAAAGCCCGCAGTTTGGCCAATGGCATTGAACCCACCTGCCGCACCAGCGACCTGCCGGGCCGTTCGCAAGTCCGCAACCTGCCCCGTCAGCACACAACTGCCAGCAGCACTAGGCAACGTGTAACTGTTTGCAGCTGCGCCCTTGGTAAGCGTGGCGTTTTGCCCGCTCAGCGCATAGCTGCCAGCTTCACAACTAAGAGACAGAGAAGCGTCTCGCAGCTCAACCGTGACTGAGCGCCAGCCGCTGCTGGCATTGACCGTGACGGTCTGCGCACTCCAACTGGAAACCGTGCCGTTGGTGTCATGACCTGCCGCTTCCGTGCCACTGCTGACACGGTTGGTCATGCCGCTTGGGGCCTGCTCAACATTGGTAGCCGACCGATGGCCTGCTACTCCAACAATCCAGCTAGTGCTGTCGGTCCGGTTTAGCGTTAGCGCCGGATAGCTGATGACGTTTGTTGTGTTATTGGCAGCAGCTGATGCGCCAATGTTCTTTGTGCCGCGATAGACAAGGCAAAAAATCTCAGTAGCAGTTGTCCACGTGCCGCTAGTTGTATTGCTCCCAGTCGCTACGGCATAGCGAAAGTTGGTGCTGTTGGAACTTGATCCGCCAAAATTGATACTGATCCAAGTTGGGACAGTACCGCCAGCGGCTGGTGTTGTGATTGAAGTCGCGCTGCCATCTTTATAGGCAAACAGCAGAATTAAGTCCCCACTTTGGTGGGTAGGTATCGTGACCGTTGCTCCGGTGTTGCCTTGCGCGCCAACGAAGGAGATGGTCATGATCTACCTCCTTCGTTGGTGTTATCAGGCGATGGTCAAGACGCCAGTTGATGCGTCAAAATCCACGGTGAAGGTCTCACCAGCGTTGAGCGTGACCGCGCTGCCGTAGTCCCACCAACCGATCAGTTCGTCGTTGGCTGCAGTGTCGTTGTACAGCACCGCATACTGAAACGGGCCAATGCTGCCGCCGCTTGCCGTCCAAGTTGCAGGATCAGCCAGCACTAGCTTGTATGTGCCGCTGGTCTGTGAACTGCTGCTGATGGTGGCTTGATTTCCGCCAGCTGTGTAACCATTGCCGGCGCTGATCTCTGCAAGATCAGCTTTTACCAAATCGGCCGAAGCACTTGGCGTTGCGTTGCTTAAGTACACCTTCAAGGTGTCGCTGCCAAGGTTGTGGACCTTCTCAGCCAGGGCCTCGACGAACGAGTGGAACTTGTTGAAGGTGGCCATCGTTGGCTCCGTGCTATGGGGTCAGTCTAAGGGCTACAACTCGACGCTCACGTTCAGCTCTGTCACGCTGCCGCTGACAGCAGTGATCTCAAGCCACACGTAACGGCCAGCAGCGATCGGCTGGTTGATAATTGCCACCTCCTCGCCGGTGGTGGTGTTGGTGATGGCCTCGCTCACAGTGACCGGTGTACCGGCGCTGCTGCGATTGGGGTCGGACTTGATCACGAACGTCACGCTCGGACTGCTGCCACGCACCACTGCCGTAACTGCGCTGATGGTCGTCGCAACAGCCGTACGGAACAGCGTGAAATTGTCGCCCACGATCGGGTTGGCGATCGTGATGCTCTTGGGTGCGCCCGCATCCACCCATTCCGTGCCGTTGTAGGTCAGCTGATCGCCAGCTGCTGCACCAGCCACGTCCACATCGGTCAGATCCGACAGGCCGAACGCGCGCGGATCTTGGCCAGGCGCGCTGCTCTCAGGCGCCAAGCGTTGCAATGCAATCTCGACAAAGGCGCCGTCGTCCAGCTTGCGCACCTCGCGCACGCTGTAGTTCACGCCGCCGACAGTGATCGCCGCGCCATAAAGCAGGCCACCAAAATCGGCAGCGCGGGCCGTCAGCGTGTAGTCAGTGCTCAGCACCATGTCGCCCGCGACCACCTGCGTTGGCATGTCGAGGATGCCCAATGCAGAAACGGCGCCAGCAGTGCAGCTGACGCCGAAGTCATCGAGGAACAGGTTTAGATCCTCGTCGAGTGCCATCAGCCGTACTTTTTGAGGCCGTAGCCGAAGCAGGTGACAGCGCTGGAAGCGGTGCCGGTCTCAGCGGTGCAGCTCAGGCGCACGTAGCGCTTCAGCTCATCGCGGTTCAGGGTCTTCACTTCCTTGTAGGCAGCGTTGCCAATAGCCGTGAAAGTTCCGCCAGTAACAGCCGTAAAGGTGCTGTTGTCGTCCGACTCCTCGATGCGGAAGGTCAGATCCGCGCCTGCACCAGCAGCAGTGCCAGACAGGATCACCTGAATGTCGCCGTCGTACTCAAGCAGGTCAACACCAGTCTGGTTACCGGTGGCGGTGATGGTTGTAGTAGCCAGCAGCGTGAAGTGCTGCAGCTTCTCAAGGGTTTGCTGAAAGATTGCCATCGGTGTTCACCTTTGTGCGGGGTTTGCGTTTGGGAGCCACTGCAGGCTCGGACTCGATCACTGCCGCCACCGTAGCGGCGACTGCTTTGCCAATCCCGATCAGCAGGCGCGCGTCAGCAGCTGATGCCACCAACGTCTCACCAGCTCTTACAAGCTGGCCACCCACCATCGTGGTCCTCAAAATTTCAATCTCCATGGCTAAAAAGGGCGGCCGTTAAGCCGCCCTAGCTCCATCAGAGGGTGTTGTTGCCGCGGCAGAAGCCCTCGGGATGACGGACGGCGAAGTCCACATCCTGCAAGGCAACCACGCGCACAGTGCCGCTGGTGCTGTGGGTGTAGGGATCCACGGTCAGATCCAGACCAGACCACATGCCCATGATCAGCTGGCTCCACACGGCAAAGAAGATGTCGTTGGTAGCCACCTGGTTGGACACCACGGCGTTGTAGCCGTTGACGGTGCCGCCGGGCTCGAACACATAGGCGCCGGTGTCGGTGCCCTTGTCCTTGGTCTTCAGAGCGCCGCGCATGGAGGCGTTCATCAGATAGGACATTGCGCCGATGTCGGCGTTGTCGGCAGCGATCAGGCTCTCCATGTCCACCACCTCGGCGTAGGTCGGGGTGTTGGCAGCAAAGTCCTTGGTGTTGATGCCGGTGGTCAGCTTGATGCCGAGGGGCTGGTTGCTGTTGCCCAGGCCATAGAGACCAACGCGGTCGATCTCAAGTGCCAGCACGGTAGCGAGATCCTGGCGGATCATCTGCTCCACGTCGATGCTGGACTGCAGCATCAGGCGACGGCTGTAGTCGGTGAAGGCACCCACGGTCTTGGGCGACATGTTCACCTGGTCCACGGTCTGGTTGCTCTCGGTAGGAGCGCCGGACTCAGCTACCCAGTAGGCGGTAGCAGCGCCGGTCTGACGGGGGATCGCCACGTTGCCGCTCAGGCCAGTGAGGCTGGTCACGCCGAGGCCGGCGAGAGCAGAGCGGTTGCGCAGCAGCTCGATGAACGAACCGGGGCGGAAGTCAGTACCGACCAGATCGCCAGCAGCCGAAGCAGTGCCAACGGTCAGATCACGGCGCAGCACCTCGTTGGGCACCATGATGCCCTGTGCGGTCTTGCCAGCCTTGGCAGCAGCAGCCTCAGAGCACTCACGCTCAAAGGCAGCGGCTTCCCACAGCTTGCGGTCCTGAGGGTTGGCCAGTGCGTTGATGGCGCGCTGGAAGGAGAAGCTACGCACCTCCTTCTCGGTCATGCCGATGTCGGTGGCCTTCTCAGCCACAGGCTCGACCTTGGCGCCGATCTTCTCGAGAACAGCAGCGCGGGCCTCGTCAAGGCTGCGGCCACCCTCAATCAGCTGGCGGCCGAGATCAGCCATGCCGTGCTTTTCAGTCAGAGCAGTGATGCCGGAGATGCGAGCGCGCTCAGCTTTGGCAGCCTCAGCAGCCGCTTCAGCCCGCACCGCCGAGATGTCGGGGGTGTTTTCCATCGGAACCTCAGGTTCTGTTTCGGGGGTTGGTGATGCGGCTGGGGCCGCAGGATCGGCCTCGAAAGACCGACCCACACCCACAGTGGGGTCTGCAGGTATGCTAACCACGCTGATCTCATAGGGAGCCCAGCTAGTAGCGACGAAATCACCGCTGCTGCGTTGCTCCATATCGTTGATCGCGTAGCCAAAGCTCACATTACGCAAGACGCCATCGCGTACATCTGCGAGCACTTCTTGCGCGAACGCATTACGGCTGAACTTCACCGTGGCATAGCCACGCTTCTTCTCGCCGTCGATCCAAGCGCGCTCAACAACGCCGATCACCCTGTCGGGGTCATGGTTGAACAACAGCGGCGCCGAATCGTTCAGGCGGCTTAGATCAGCGCTGCGCTCGTCATGCGCCAGCACTTCATTGCCGAAGTAGCGAGCTACAGGAAACTCACTGGAAAATGGGAACTCAATCGAACGCTCGTCTTCGCTGACCGTGAAGTCAGCAACCTCGGAGCGTTTCAACAGTTGCCCTTCTAGGTCACGCGATAGATCCATCGGTGTTGTCCGGGTTGTCTGTCACATTATCGGTCGGCTCAGCCGGGGTACTCACCGGCGCCGGATCTGAGCCAGGGTCAGTGTCAAACTTCAGGTCGAGCGCCTCGGCATCATCCAGCTCCTGACGCCGTGCGCGCATCAGCTCCTCGATGTCGCCGCCTTGCTCTGCCACCACCTCGCTCAGTGTCTTGAAGCCGTTACGCACGGCCATCGCGTAGGCATCAACCTCCTTGGCTGGATCCACCCATGCCCAGCCGCGCGGCATCCATCGCACTGCCTTGTAGCGATCGGCTTGGATCTCGTAGTTCGGCAGCGGCAGCGCACCGCTCAGCACAGCCATGTCAAGCCACACGTCAAACACCCGCTGGTGCAGGTTCTCGACTAGCCAGTTCTGCAGGATCCGCCAGTGGTCACGATCCTCAAGCAGGCTCAGCCGGCTGCTGCTGTAGTTGGTCTGGCTGAAGTCGCGGCTCACGGTTTCGTAGCTGCAGCCGATGCCGGCCGCCATCGCGCGCAGCATCGCGCGCAGGAACGGCTCAAACTGCCCATCAGGTGCATCAAGCTGCGGCACCGTCACGCTTTCGCCCGGCGCCAGATACTTGAACACGCCCGGCTCAAACGACGACACCCGCTCACCTTCCATCACCTCATCGCCCATCAGCTCACCTTCAGGTGACGTGATGAAGCCCATCAGCGCACTGCTCGCCCGTGCGCGCACGATCTCGGCCTGCTCGTAACCGGACAGGTGATGCAGCCGCTGGATCGCGCTGGCGAACCATGTAATGCCCCGCGTCATGCCGGGCCGTTCCATCCGGTAGAGGTGGATCACCTCATCGGCCGGCACGCGCTTGTGGCGCTGCGTGCTGATCTGCTGGTTGCTGAACTGGTAGTCGCCGGGGTGATACGCCAGGAAGTGGTACGCCACCGGCCGGCCCCAGGTGTCCACCTCGACGCCCATCCGGATCTCATTGCCCTGCTGGCTGCGGCCGTTGAGCCCGTCGTCCAGCAGGTCAGCCTCAAGCACTTCAAGCGCCAAGGGCACCTGCGAACCGCCGAAGGGTTGTTTCACCAGCCGGATGAACACCTCGCCCGAC